ACAAACATAATGTAAGGGATGCATAACTCTGCTTTCAATTTTCTGATTAGCTTAGACTTTAACTTAAGGTGAGCTTCTGCATAGTGCTCTGCATTAGTTAAGTGATCAGCTTTAAACATTACAGCCATCATATCTGAGATGTATCCTTTCTGTTTGTGGATGGCAATCTTTTCTATCAGCTTAGTTTCACGTACTGTTAGCTTAAGCTCTGCAGTATATGTAAAGCCATCTAGCTCTAGTGTACCTACAGGCTCACTTGGTGCCATGGGATCCTGAGCAGAATTAAACTCTTTAACAATCTCAATAAAATCAGAGATATCAAAATCAAAAAATTCCTTTTCAGGAATACCTAAGTACTCAAATATCTGTAAATGCCTATCAACAGGATCAAGTTCTTTATTGTTATTAATATCTGTTATTGCTTCGAACTGCTCGATCGTCAGCTCTTCAATTTTGTTGGGAATTTCCCTACCTAAAATTTTTACCATAGTTTAATTTTTTTACAAATATATGAATAATTATAATATAGTTATGGCAAAAGATAAATTACCTATTTATAAAATTACTATAGATCCTGAATACTCTGAAAACGGGGAGGAACTTGGCATTGAACAAATAGCCTTCACATCAACACCAGCTATTAAAGTAATGGGTATGGCTTTCAATTCTCAGGTTAAACCGATGATGTTTACAGATGATCTTAAGTATCGTATTGTTGCGCCTGCTCTTATACCAATGGAGATTTATCGTAAAGATGATGAGGATGGCAAAGAGTATTATGTAAAGTTTACCATAGAAGAGATTGAAAAAATTCATGCAAAGTTTATGCGTGACATGTCAAATAAAAATTTGTTTAATTTAGAACACGATACAGATAAAACTGTTCCTGCTTATGTACTAGAGGCTTGGATTGTTGATACACCAAAAGAAGACAAAGCTTACTCAAGCTTTAATATAGAAGTGCCAGAAGGAACTTTAATGGTTACGGCTCAAGTAACAGATAAAGAATACTATGCACAATTGGTAGCAGATGGGCAGGTAGGTTTTTCAATTGAGGGTTATCTAGGAATGAAATTAAAAGAGCAACAACTTAAAACAAATAATATGAACAAATTACCTGATGGTGAACACTTAATTGACGGCAAAATCTACGTTGTAGTTGATGGTGAAATCACTGAGATTAGAGAAGAAGAAATGCAGGAGGAGGCAGTAGTAGAAGAAGAAATGTCCGATACTGTAGTAGAAGAAGAAGTAGTAGAAGAAGAAGAAATGGCTGTAGATCCTACAATGGATGCTGAGGCAATACTTGCAATAGTACAACCATTAATTACAGAACAAGTAGACATGCTCGTGGCTATGATAGCTGATTTAAAAAATCAATTTGAAGAGTCATTAGTAGTTGATACAGAAGAGGAGGTGATGGAAGAGGCTGTAAAGATGAGCGTACAGCAAAAATTAAGTAAATTCAATAAATTTAATAATCAATAAACAAAAACAAAAACAATGAGAAAACTAAGATTTGATTTAAACATTGATGCTTCTGCATTATTGGCACCAAACGCTGATGCATTCTATGCACAGGCTTACCTTTCAGGTAGTGAAATTCCTGATAACTTCCGTACTTTACCTGGTATTAAGTACAAAACTAAAATTGGTACAGTTACTTTTGGTACAGGCTTACTAGCAGTTAGTCCATGTAACTTCCCTAACCTTAACACTGATGATTTAAGCTCACACGAAGTGGACGTTTGCGCTCTTTCTGCTATGGCTCAAGTTTGCCAATTTGATTTGGAGCAGTCTTTTGTATCTTTACAAATGGCAGCAGGATCTAATGGTGATTTCACAGTAGCTTCTTTCTTTAGCTTCTACTGGTCAGAAATGGCAAACGCTATTGCAGGACAAATTGAGGCATTAAGATGGCAAGGTGATATCTTATCTGTAAACCCACAGCTTGCTTTGTGTGATGGTTATGAGAAACAATTAGCTGCTTCAGTTTTGGCAGGTGATGTTATCTCTGGTGGTACAGGTAATATCACTACGTTTACAGGTGTAGCTGGATTAGGTGCAAAATTAGAAGCTGCGTTTGCTTTGGTTCCTGCAGCTATTGCTTCTAGAACTGCTGACTTGCGTATCTACATGCCTACTCAATTGGTTAATATCTACCGATTAGGTGTAGCTTCAGGTAACACTAATGCTTATATCACTCAGGATCTATCTTTGACTTACTTAGGTATCAAAATAGTACTTTGTCCAGGGATGTCTAACAATAAATTTGTTATCACTTTGAAAGACAACCTTATCTATGCATTTGATGGTGAAGGTGACTCTTCAGACTTACGTGCTATCAACTTAGCAGATACTGTTGCTGAGCCAATTATCAGAACTCGTGCTAACATGAAGGTAGGATTTAGCTTTGTTAATCCAACTGACATCGTTTACTACGCATAATAATAATTATTAATTCATAGAGGGGGGCAACCCCCTTTATATAAAACATATAAATCATGCCAACAACATGCCAGGCCCTAGAGGCCATTTTAAAAAGTTGCGACAATAATTCAGGGGGTATCTATGGTATATGGATTAACACTCAGGATAACATTGACTCTATCACTCCTACAGATCCATCTGCAGGTTTAGGATGGTCTATCACAGGTATCACTTTACAGGCTTTAGCTCCATTATTTGAGAACTATTACATCCGTAGAAACACATCTAGCTTTACAGAAGAGGCTGCTATAGACTTAATTAATGGTTCGTCTTTTGTTACTTCTACTATCTCTTTAATGTTTCAACGCAGAGAAGCTGATAAGTCAAGAGCTATCAAAATTTTAGGATCGGGACAACAATATCTTACGGCTGTAGTTTTAGATGCTAACGGTCTTTATTGGTATTTCCCTTACTTACAAGTTACAGGTGTAGCTGAAGGTTCTGGGACTGCTCGTGCGGATGGTTCTAAATACGCCGTTACTTTGTTAGCTGAGAATGAATACTTGGCTTATGAAGTTAACATGACTCCTGTAGCTTTAGCTGCTATCGGAATACAATAACAATATTAAAACGCTTAAAATTAGCCCTGCAATTAGTGGGGCTTTTTTTATTTTTAAACATTTACAAGTGAACATATAATATAGTTATGATATATGTAGAACAAGGCGTAATAAATCAAATAGTTTTAACCTTAACAGAGGTTACTACTGTACCTACCCCTCATTATCTATTTGCTTTCACTAATGAAATGAATACTACTAGTGTGCCTCAGTTATTTACTACTGCAGATACTAGTTTGTGGCCTGAACGTTATAATCTTTTTGTGCTTAACGAGCCAGTAGATATTACATTATTGCAAGGACAATTTATTTATCAAATATATCAAAGCGCTACACCTTTTGTTTTGCCTTTATCTATTGCACAAACTACAGGAGTAGTAATAGAGGAAGGTAGAATGGTAGTTAGCGGACCAATAGGCACATCAATATACGACTAAATTATGGCATGGTACAACGTATTTAAAAAAGAAAATAAAACACCAGAAATGGTGGAGGGATATCAATCATTTTCAACTCCATTTTTACCTGTTGGTAGAGGGAATTTAACTTTGCCATATGTAAATGGTAGGTATTCAACTAACATGTGGGTAAGATTTGGTAATGACAATCTTTACCCTGAGCTGCTTAATCAAATGTATTATTCTAGTCCACTTCATGGAGCAATTTGCGATTATAAAACAAATGCAGTAATTGGTGGTGGTTTTACTTTAGGCACTGACAAATTAACCACTCCTGAGAAGCTAGAGCTTTACATGTTTGAGCGGAAAATTAAAATTAGGCATGTTGTAAAGGCAGTTACAAAGCAACTAATTGTTCATAATAGAATATATTTTAAATTGTTTTTTGATAGTACTAAGAAATTAGTTAAGATTGAGAACATATCACCTGAAAAGGTAAGAATTTCAAGATTTAAAGATATGTATTATCTATGCGAAGATTGGAGTACTAATATAGATATAAAAGAAATCAAACCATACCACATTACATGCTCTGATTATGAGCAATTATATTGCTATGAGATTAAATCACTAGGTCAAGATTACTATTCGCTGCCACAATACACATCGGCACTTAATTTTGCGTTTCTCTCAGGTGAGCTTTCATACTTTGCCAAAAGTAATATTCAAAATTCTGTATTCCCTAGCTTTGCCATGATGTTTCCTAAACGTCCGCAATCTGAGGAGGAGAAGCACATGATCAAAGAAACTATTGACAGATTAAAAGGTGCTGCTAATGCAGGTAAGGCTGTTGCTTTCTTTGCTAATAGCCAGGATCAGTTACCTAAGATAGAAGCACTACCCAATAATGGTAATGATAGTCTCTTTCAGGAGGCCTCACAGCTTAACACTGAGCAGATATGTTTTGCTCACACTATAGATCCTATCTTAATGGGTGTACGTACTACAGGAAGCCTTGGAGGTGGTGCAGATATTAAGCAGGCTTATGTGATATTTGAAAAGAATGTAGTAATGGAGCTAAGAGCTTGTGTACAGCATATCTTTAATGAGCTATTAACCATCTCAAAAATCCCTGCAGAATTTACTATCAATAACTTTCAGATAATAGATGAGTCTATTGTAGAACTTGAAGGGGATGCTTCTAGAATAAACAACTTAATAAGTGCTATGCACCCTACTGTAGCTCAAAAGATATTAGATAATATGACACCTGATGAGATAAGAGCTTTAGCTGATTTACCACCACTTAATAACACCCCTGTATAATGCTATATTTCATAACTGAAACTTACCTTAAGGTTAATACACCCATCACTGCTAATGTCGATGTAACAGATGTAACTCCATACATAGCTACTCAGGCAGCACTAAGAGTACAACCTATACTAGGCACGACTTTCTATAACCACATGTTGACGGCTTATAATGCTCAGACGCTTACGCCAGATGAGATTGATTTGGTAGAATTTATTCAGCCGGTTATTGCTTGGAGATCTGCTGAGGATGCGGTATTCGGATTAACATATCAACTTAAGAACAAAGGTTTGCAAACACAATCAGGTGATTATTCTGCTAGTGTATCTAGAGCTGAGGTGGCATTTGGCATGGAGCATTATGCACAAAAAGCATCGTTCTTTGAGCAAAGACTTATCAGATGGCTACTTGCTAATAGAAATTTATTTCCAATATTTATTTCAACCGCTAATTTAGATACTGATTTACGGCCAATGTTTAACAACTGCTCATGCATTAATCAATTTCAGACCGTGTGTACTGGTTTATGTGGTAATCTTAGAGAGAATGGTTACAATAATTCTATTCTTATCTTATGAAAGTTCAGTTAGCTATATTATTAAGTACTATAAAAAATTCAATGGTTCAATTACTTACTGTAGTTGGTGCATTCTTTTTGCCTATTTCAGGCATATTATTTTTGATTGGATTTGCTATAGCAGTAGACACAATAACTGGTATTTGGAAAGCTAAAAAATTAAAGATTAAAATTACATCAAGAAAATTATCAATTGTAATCTCTAAAATGATGCTTTACGAAGTTGCTGTGATTGGATTCTATCTAATAGATTATTGGATTCTTAATGATATCATAATGAAATTCTTCTCTGTACCATTAATGCTTACAAAGATTCTTTCTTTAGTTCTTGTTTCAATAGAAGTAATGTCAATCAACGAAAATTATAAAGCTGTAAAACAAATAGATATTTGGTCAGCACTTAAAAACCTATTTGCCCGGGCTAAAGAAATTAAAAACGATATCAATGGAATTAGACATAAGCAAGATAATTCAGCACCTATTATCTGAAAACCAATACGTTCAAGAGCTTACCGACAAGAGACAAATCTATTTGCATCATACAGCAGGTGGACCAGATGCAGTATCTGTAGCTAAATTCTTTAATCAGAAAGTAGGTAAGGTAGCCACTGCTTTTATCATTGGTTCCAAGGGCACAATAGTGCAATGCTTTAGCTCTAAAAATTGGGCTTATCACCTAGGACTTAAACAGGAAGTATTTACAGAAGCAGGGGTAACTTATAGGAGCCTGGATAGATTATCTGTAGGAATAGAGATCTGTAACTATGGGCCACTAACTAAAAAGAACGGTTATTACTATAACTATGTAGGTGGTAAAGTAGATTATACTCAGCTAACTATCTTAGATAAACCATACAAAGGGCACATCTATTGGCAAATGTACACAGATGCACAAATAGAGTCTACCCGGCAGCTGTTAGTGTACCTTTGTGATCAGTATAACATCCCTAGAGATTACTTTGCTAGCATATTTGATATTGATAAACGTGCTTTGAGGGGAGAGCCAGGTATATTTACACACAATAGTGTAAGAAAAGATAAATCAGATATCTACCCCTGCCCTAGAATGATACAAATGCTAGAGAATTTATGAGATACATCCTACCAATTATAGCACTATGCCTGTTAGGCTCCTGCTCAGATGCTAAAAAGGCACAGTACCACTACAAAAAAGCTGTTAAATTTGGCTTAGAGGTAGTGCAGGATAGTGATACTATCAGAATAATCTCAATAGACAGCTTTGCAGTGATACGTAATGATACGCTTATATACGAAAAGGTAATAAGAACTAAGGACACTGTTATCTTTTTTAAGAATATCTATGTACCTAAGACCAGGTGGCAAACAAGGATAGAGTACCGGTATAAGACTCAACTTGTAAAGCAGGATGTGCTTAAGTATAAGTACATATATAAAGCAGAAAAAAAGCAAAAGGCCAAAACTAATTGGCTGCTCTTTATAATAGGATTTGGCTGTGGGATAGCTCTATTTTTTACGCTTAGATTAATAGATAAATTATACAATCCTTTTAAATAAATTATGATTAGACATGGTAAGAATGTTCACGAGCTTTCACTTGAAGGCAGCGAAGTAAGAATAGCTATGCTTAGCGATTTGCACTGGGATAATCCTCATGCAGATAGAGATCTTATCAAGAGGCATCTGGATTATTGCTTAGAAGAAAATATACCGGTAATTATTAATGGTGATTTGTTCTGTTTAATGCAAGGTCGTGGCGATAATAGAAGAAGTAAATCTGATATCAGACCGGAGCATAATAACGCTATGTACTTAGATAGTATTGTAAATACAGCCGTTGAATGGTTTATGCCATATGCTAATATAATTAAATTGGTAGGATACGGTAATCATGAAACAGCTATAATTAAATGGCAAGAGACTGACATACTTCAGCGGTTTGTTGATAATATAAACTTTAGAGCCAATTCTAATATGCAGTTAGGTGGTTATGGTGGATGGGTAGTAGTTAGACAACAAGCCAGTAAAAGTAATACTACATCATTTTCTACAAAGATTAAATACTTCCATGGATCAGGTGGTGGCGGTGTGGTTACTAAAGGTGCTATTAATTTAACCAGAGCTTTAGAGCTCTATGAAGGCTTTGATGTTTTTTCAATGGGACATATCCACGAAAACTCTAGCAGAAATGATGTAAGAGATACACTTGAAAAGCATTCAGCGTCAGGTTATACTTTAAAACAAAAACAAATTCACCTCATGCTTACAGGAACCTACAAAGAGGAGTACGGTGATGGATCTAAAGGTTGGCATGTAGAAAGAGGTGCACCCATTAAGCCATTAGGTGGTAGAATACTTACTATTAAATGTGTAAGAGAAACTACAGGAGAAAGAAAAACTATAAAATATATAGATAGTCACAAATTTAATATGTAAGTTTGCACCAGGTTGAATATATGTAACCTGAAACCCCTCTGCATCTTTGGTTAGTTTGGCAGGGGGGTATTTTTTTGCGCTAATTTTGCAAATATTTTAAAAAAAATGTCAATAAAGTTTTTTTGTTACAAATACTTGTTTTACATTTGCGTATAATTAATTACTAACGATTTAAAAAACTAACCAAAATGAAAGAACTAACTAAAAAAGACGAACGATTAGCTAAAAAATGTTTAAAGCATTTAGAAGATTGGACAAAAGAACAATTACTTGCGGATATGGAGCAATTGCTTTTGGCTTTAGCCGAAAAAGGAAGCGATTTAACTAACCTTGAATTTTATTACTCAAATCACAAACAAAGCAATTAATACTAACCTTTAAAAACTAACCAAAAATGGAACACGATCTAACCGCTGTTGAGTACCTACTCCAGCAAATCAACTCAGGCACATCATTTACAGAAGAGAAATGGAAGCTAATATCCGATGTGGCCATAGCCATGGAGAAATATCAAACAACGAAAGCAGAAATTAAAGCAGTAACAGAAATCTATAAAATTAAAAGAAATTGAAAAAGAAACTAACCGACCTTGTGTATTACTTTACACCCCTCACTGATGAGCATAGAGACATTTTAAGCACCTCTGCTGTATTTATATTGTTTTGGGTGAGTGTTTACACCTTAGCTTACATTACTAACCTTTAAAACGCTTTAAAATGAATTTAACAGAAGACTTACAAGTAGACAAGTACACAGCCTCTTTATGGTATGAGGTGGGCCGTATTGAATTTATCTTAGATTTTGAGTGGAGCTTTGTCTCATTTGATCCTGAAACTAATGAATGCATAGTAGATGTATCCCTAGAGAAAGGTGAGCAGTGGTTTAATAACATATGCCATCCATTTACACCTGCAAAAGACGAACTAAGAGAAATAATAACAGCTATTGAAGACAGTATACTAGAAGACCCGGAACGATTTGATGTAATGGCTTGGGAGGAAGGTAACCGAGATTTTTATAATGACTTAAATAATGATAGAGATGACAGATAACACAGCACCAGTACCCACTAACTTTAGCTTGCAGGCTAAGATGGATTGGTGGAAGAACAAAAAAAGCGAAGGCGATAAAGGTGGTAGCTTTAATTTAAAACTGTATTTAGATTACCTAAGTTTACAAGATACTAATCAAATAAAAAACGACAATGAAAAGATTTAAAGTTACGTACAACTATTTTGATAGTGGCAAAAAAAGAATTGCCATCAGAATCCTAGAGGCACTAGATAGGGAACACGCAATAATGCAAATGGCTATGTGGCCTAAACTAATACTAAAAGTAGAAACGTTATGATTGATCGAATAGAACAAATAATTGAAGAGCAAAATTTAAAAGAGAAATCCAGATACAGATATTTAGTCCATAGAAGGTGGTTTTTATTTGGAATACTACGTAAACATGGAATAATATACAGGCGAATTGGTGAGATGTTTAACTTAAATCACTCAACTATTTTATATGGTATGGCGATGGCTGACTTTTACGAACGGCAGCAAGACGAACTTTACTTACTTGATACTATGGAACTTCAAAAAGAATTTGCTGGCAAAGAAATAATATTCCATCAAAGAAATTTGATAGACGATATTCATAACTGTAAATCAATGAACGAACTGTTAGTTATACAATGTCGATTAAAAAATAATCAATACAAAAATTATATAAACTAAATTTAAAAAATATGAACATTTTAGAAAAGGCAAATGAGATAATTAATTTGCGAGTTGAAGAGAAAGAAAGAATGTATGGTCCATTTGAAGAAGGAATGGAACGAGCAGCGATGATTGCTTCAGGGTGTACAGGCAAGGAATTTACGGCTAGCGATATGTATATATGCCTAGTGGCTTTAAAAATGTCTAGGCAGTCTTATAATCACAAAGAGGATAACCTATTAGATGCTGTTGCTTATCTAGCTAGTTTAAATAATTATAACAATAATAAAAAATGTAAAATATGAAAAGAGCAATAATTGGGATTTTAAATAACCCAGCAACTTCTTTAAATTCTCATTCTGCAGGAATGGTTGAAATAGTAAGCAAATTATTTAACGCTGACATTTTAAATGATCGTGATGATTGGGATCAATATGATGAGTTGATTATTTATCATGGTCCTAATTTTAAACCTGGTTCTTTTAATGTAATTGGTGGAATTAATGATGCCATTTTAGTAAGAGCAAAAAAATTAAATGAATTTAAAAAAAGCATTTTATCTCTTGATGGTTTTCAATTATCAGAATTTTCAATTAAAAGAAAATTATTTCTTTATGACGAAGTTGATAATTACAAAACAACAGAATTGCCAAAAAGATCAAATTTAGTTATTGGAGATAGCCATTCGTTGTCAGTTTGGCCAAATGAAAATTATACTATTTCTAGAAATGATGGTAAAACCTTATATGGCTTTTTAAAATTAGATGTAGATCTGTCTGCTTATGATCATATAATTATGTATTTTGGCAATATCGATCTAAGATTTCATTTAGCTAGACAACCAGATCCGATAGAAGCTACAAAAAAATTATTTAAAAACTACATTAATTACGCTTCAAAGTATAATATAACCTTAACTACTTTACTTCCTGTAGAAGATGAGTCTCGAAAAATACCTCAATCAGGTCAGTACAAAGGCAAAAACTTTTTTGGATCAATAGAGCTAAGAAAAGAAATAAGAAACGTTGCAAACAAAATAATAATCGAATCAGGATTAAAATACATTGAATGGCCTGAAACTTATCTAAATGAAGAAGGAAATTTAAGTTTTGATGCAATGGAACCTAAGCAATCTGTTCACTTAAGACCAAAATTTTATATTAGAAATATTAATAACCAACCTAAACTATTTTAAAATGTTAAAACAATTCACTGATTACTACTCTAAAGCAAAAAAAATGCAAGAGTTAAAATTCCAAGGTAAAAATTGGACAAAAGAAGATATTAATGATGATCTAGTATGGAACATCCCAATCTATGATGTCGTTAATAGACGGTATGCAGCCTTTAGTTCTTTGCCAGAAGCAATTAAATATAAAGATAAAGATCCAAAGAAAAATGGTATTTATTTTGATAGCTTAGGTGATAAATTAAACTCTGATAATTTTATTAAAATGTGTTATCTTTTTAGACTTTGTGGTTCTGGTATTAATTACATCCCTAAAGTTAAAGATCAAAAACCTTTTGGAACACATGGCTTTGGAAATTTTTGGATCGTAGAACAATTACGGAATGGCTCATGTTTGCATGAAGATTGGCTTAAAGCAATACCTGAGAATAGATTTTGCGATGTAAAAGGATATTTATTACCAATGATCAAAGGAGGCCTTAGGAATTATATAATTAATGAATCAATGGATCTAGTTAACTATCTTACAGATATAATAAACACATCTGATAAAACTGGAATAAAAGAAATAGTTGACAAAGGAAATGAATGGCTATTAAAAAAAGGTTATAATCGACAAAACTTTGTGCTAACAGCATTTGCTATGGACATGGCAGAATATTTTCCTAATTTAGTTGATCAAGAATCAGATGTATATGTAGGAAGCAATGCAAAAAAATGCCTTAACATGATCTTGCCAAAAATGAATACTGATAAAGCGTTAAGATATCTTTGTAATCTTACAGGCAATTTTAGTAAACCTTACGACATGGAAGACGTCGCATGTGACTTTATTAGATACATTGAGAACTTTCAATCCGAAGGACATATAAAAGCAAACAACAATATAATTTATAAAAACAATATAAGCCATGAATAAAGTAGAAAAGTTTACCGTAACCAATTCTAATTACAATATGGATTTAGTATACACTAGAGATGAATATTTAGAAATGGTTGAAGATTTCAACAGTAGTTTTAATGATCCTATAATTGAAGATTATGATGGCATTAAAGTAGTCAGAGAAGATTTATTAGAAGTAGGGTCGAAAGCAAGAGCTGGAGAAGCATTAATTGCAAATTGTAAATCAGATACAATTGTCTATGTTCAACCAAGATTTGGCTATGCAGGAATTTCATTGACTCAATTGTGTAAAAAGTACAATAAAAAGCTTGTATTATTTATGCCAAGCTCAAAAGAAATATCAGAGCACCAGGCTTATTGTATTGAAAACGGATGTGAATATCACTTTCATAGAATAGCTGCCATGCCTAACTTAAACATCATAGCTAAGAATTATGCTAAACAAATTGGAGCGTTTTTTATTCCTTTAGGTTTAAAGCATCCTTTAGTTACTGCCATGATCATAAAGACTGCAATGAAAATAGAAGAGCCTAAAAGCTTTTGGACTGCCTTTTCAACAGGTGTTTTAAATAGAGCATTACAAATTGCTTGGCCAAATGCTATAGCAAATGGTTTAGCTGTGTCTAGAAATATACATGATGGAGAAAAGGGAACAGCTAACGTAGTAGGTCACTACCAAAATTTTAGTTCTGACAGTAAAATAAAGCCTCCGTTTCCTAGTGCGTCTAATTATGATGCAAAAGTCTGGGAATATTTACAACCAGGAGATTTGTTCTGGAATGTAGCTGGTAATTTAAAATCTAACTTAGATAAAAAAACAATTAATTCATTTAGAAACTGGTAACATGAAATATTATAACGCACAACATGCATTTGAAGATTTGTACACTAGCATTAGTGACAATGGAAATAATTTTGCAGATACTAAGGCACAATTTAACGTTGGCTTTTACATAATGAATCCTCAAGATAATGTAATTAAAACAGAATTTAGAAAATGGAATCATGACTATGCAGAATATGAGTGGCAATGGTATCTATCTGGAAATCCTGACGCATCTGAGATATCTAAAAGAGCTCCAATATGGTTAAGCCATATGGACGAAAAAAACCACGTTAGATCAAACTATGGTTGGCAATGGTTGCGAAAAGATCAATTAAAAAATGTTATAGATAAACTATCTGAATATAAAGATACTAGACAAGCTGTGATTTCAATATATGATGGCAAAGAAATAGATACTTATTACAAAGATACTCCTTGCACATTGTCCATTCATTTTCAAATTATAAATGATTTACTTTGCATGACGGTTAACATGAGGTCTAACGATTTATGGTTCGGCTTTTGCAACGATCAATATTGCTTTAGTGAACTTCAAAAAATGATGGCACAAGAATTAAATATTAAAACAGGATGGTACTACCATTTTGCAAGCAACATACACATTTACAATAATTTTCTAAATAAACAATAATAACTTAAAACTAAAAATAAACATTATGAAACTAAAAAACGAATTTGAAACAATAAGAACTTGGGCATCTGAAAGAGGAATCTACGACAAAGGTGATGGTAAAACTCAATGCATTAAATTATTTGAAGAAGTAGGAGAACTTTCTAAAGCTATTTTAAATAATGACAAAGAAGAAATGATTGACGCTATTGGCGACATAGTAGTAGTATTAACAAATCTAACCGAGTTGTTGCCTCTGTACAAAGAAGGCGAAGATTATGGCGATGTTGAAAAGATGACAATTGAAGATTGTATTAATTCAGCCTTTATGGTTATAGCAAATAGAAATGGTAAAATGATTAATGGCACATTTATAAAAGAAACGAAATGAGAACTTACAAATCAAGAATAAAAATACCAACCGAGTTAGAATATAACTCAACAGGTGTAATTGGAGAAAAAATATTTGAGCTTTGGTTTACTCTTAATTTTCAAGGCGAAAAAATATTCAAACAATTAGCTGATCGTGAATACCAACAAATTGATTTTGCCGATGAGAAAGGTTTCACATATCAAATCAAAGCAACTAAACATCGTTCGTACACTTTTAATTGTACTTTAGATGACATTAGAGATCATTTAAACAGCGACTATTATGTATTTATACAAATAAAAGAGAAGTATGCTTACATCGAGTCTATTTACACGAAAGCAGAAATACTTGATAAAGTAAGCGTATCGTTTAAGGATCAAAATACTTGTTTTATTTGGGCTAATGATTTGCTTCAGCAAAAATTAGATATATGAGTGGCTGGATAAAGTTACATAGACAGATTTTAGAATGGGAATGGTTCTCTGATACAAATACTTTTAGACTTTTTTTATATATAATTCTTAAAGCAAATCATAAAGAGAAAAAATATAGAGGCATTGATTTAAAAGTTGGTACAATAATAACGTCAAGAGATATTTTAGCCATAGAAACTGGATTAAGTGTTAGGCAAATTAGGACCGCATTAAACAAGCTAAAAATGACCAACGAATTGACCATTAAAACTAGCGTGCAAGGTACTATAATCGAGGTAGTTAACTACACAAAGTATCAACTAACTGCCAATGAAATGACCGTGGAAAGACCAGGAATAGACCAGGAAGAGACCAGTAACAAGAAGGATAATAAAGAAAAGAATAAAAGAAGTGTATTTATAGAACCTACTTATAATGAAATTCTTGAATACTGTTCACAACGAAAAAACGGTGTTGATGTAAATAAATTCTTAAATTTTTATTCAGCAAAAGGTTGGATGGTAGGTAAGAATAAAATGATTGATTGGAAGGCTTGTGTAAGAACATGGGAAAAACCTGTACAAATACAAGAAGTAAATGAACCAGCAAAATGGAAAGCGCCATGGAGTTAAACGGATTTAAAATAACAGAGGTTGGTGATGTAATTACTGACCTCTTTAAATATCGAGATACATACCATGAGAAAGGAAAGTATTTAGGTTTTGCAAAACTACATGAGCATTACTCAATGAGTTTAGGTAATTGCACGGATTGGACGGGTTTTCCTATGAGTGGCAAAACTCAGGTTTTAATGGAATGCTTAATGAACACATCTAAGTTTTATGGATGGAAGCATTTAGTTTATTTCCCTGATGTTGGTAGCAACGTTGAGATCATAGCTGATTTAATCAATAAGAAAACTGGTAAGAGCTTTAATCCATTAGATAGAAATGTGATCGAAGATAGAGAAATTACTCAAGCAATTGATTGGGTATTAAATCATTTTAAAGTATTAACTAAAAAAGATGTAAAGGCTAAATTAACTCCAATTCAATTTTGGGATATGGCTGTTGAGATTAAAAAAACTGAAGAGCTACATACTGCATCAATAGATAGTTGGAAAGATTTAAACCATCCATACAATGATTATGGTGGCTATGCTCAATACCTCGAATACGTTTTGCCATATAGAAATCAAATAGCTGAGGATAATGATTTACATTTGCATACGATTATACACCCTAAATTAACCGAGAAAGAAAATGGCAAAAGAAATCCACCTGTGCCATATGATTTAAAAGGCGGCAGCGAATGGTTTAATTCAGGTAAATGTATGATTACGGTACATAGACAGGATCCGACTTTTAATTTAGCTGAAATACATTTTAATAAAATTAAGCCAAGATCAAATGGAAATATTGGTATGATCGAGATATGGTTTGACAAAGAGAGGTTAAGCTATTTTGAACAATCAAATCCTGCACCAAATGTATATGAGAAAGCATATGCTACTAAACAAATAACAAATCGATAAATGGAACTACAAATTTTAAAAGCCAGGGTAATTTTACATAAGACATTGCTTAAGCTTAAAGCAAGCCGTGAAGAAATTGAAGCTAAAAATGAGCATAGAAAGGATTTAATTAATTCAATGCTTGAAACCGAATCTGAATTATCTGAGGTATTAAATACATTTATAATTTTAGAGAAACAATCTCGAGAATATATTCAGGCATCTTACAGACTAGAGAGATTAAATTTAGATTTAAAATGTGAGATGAGACAATTAGAGAATCAATTAAAAGTAAATAATTTTTAGTATGAAGAAATGTAAGAATTGTAAGGAAGGTTTTACGCCGGTAAATTTTAATCAAAAGTATTGCCTTCAAAAAGATTGTGTACAAATTTGGTTAAAAATTGAACATGATAAGAAATGGGTGGATAAAAAGAAAGAAATAAAAGAGAAACTTCAAACAGTTCAAGAGCTGCATAAACTAGCTCAGGTTTATTTTAATTCTTTTATAAGGAATAGAGATAGGGATAAAGGTTGTATCTCTTGTGGATCTGCTTTAGGTCAAAAATTTGATGCCGGCCATTATTACTCAATGGGAGGACATAAAGCTATTACATACGATGAGGACAACGTACATGGTCAATGTGTTTATTGTAATCAATATTTGCATGGTAATCTTTTGAATTATCAAATAGGCATACAAAAACGAATTGGAGCTGAGAAATTGATTGAATTACAAGGCAAAGCACATGAAGAAAAAAAATACTCAAGAGACGAATTAAAAGAAATAATAAAAAAATATAAAAATAAATTAAAAAAATAGTAGCCATGTTAAAATAAAGAATTACATTTGCGTATAATTACTAACCAATAAAAACTAACCAATGAAAAATTTATTTAAAAGCCTAGCGGAGTTTCAACAAGAGGTTCCAACGATTCACAAATCAACACAAGGATATGGTTACACATATGCTGATCTACCAAAGATCTTTGAAGTAATTAATCCATTGCTAAAAAAGCACGGATTAGGATTCACTCAACTTATTCATGCTACTGATTTAATTACAATCATATTTCATATTGAAAGTGGTGAAACAATTGAAAGCAAAACAAATATACCACAAGGCGTGGCATTAAAAGGCATGAATGATTTTCAGGTTCTTGGCAGCGCTATTACTTACTTGAGACGTTACGCGTTATCAAGTGCTTTAGGATTAGTTACTGACAAAGACACAGACGCAGGGGGCGAGCAAGTTAAAACTGAAACAAAAAACGAAACTAAAAAAGTTGCTATTGACGATAAACGACTTACTAAGGCATTAAAGGCAATAAGCGATGGTGAGTACACGGAACATGAGTTGTTAAAAACATTTGATTTAACTCTAGAACAACTTAGAACCCTTGCGATATGAAGATAAGATGCTCAGCAATAGGGAAGATAATGACAAACCCTAAAACGAAAGGAGAAACATTAAGCCAAACAACTAAGACTTACTTACAAGAGTTGGCTGTTGAAGAAGTTTTTGGTATACGTAAAGAATTTTCAAGCCGATACACTGACAAAGGAAACGAAGTTGAAGATCTTTCAATTGATTTTTGTAATGACGTTCTAGACCTTGGATTCATATACAAGAACGAAGAGCATTTTACCAATGATTGGATAACAGGAACACCAGATGTAAATACGAATGAGATTCTGTTAGATGTCAAATCTAGTTATGATGCCACAACGTTTCCATTTTTTGATACTAAATTAAATAACAAATCTTATTTTTATCAAATGCAAGGTTACATGTGGCTTACAGGTAAAGAAGAATCATTACTTTGCTATTGCTTAATTGACACGCCATTACAAATCGTTGAGGACGAGATAAGACGTGAGCATTGGAAAGCAAGCTTAATAGAAGAAAGCTTAGATATAAGAGCTTTTGTACAGGCTAAGCATATATTTGGCCATATACCAAAAGAAAAGCGCTTAAAGACATTTAAAATAGCAAAAGACGATACCGTAATAGAAGAAATTAAAACGCGAATTGAATTATGCCGAGAATATTACAATGAATTATTAACTAATTTGATATAAATGATTCTACTAATATCAATTTTACTAGCTCCTGCAATTGTGTGGGGATGGTACTACTCAATAAAGTATATATTAACAATTAAAAATAAATAACAAATGAAAGTAACAGGTAAAATCCACTTTGTTGGACAAGTAAAGCAAGTGAGCGACAAGTTTAAATCTAGAGATGTTGTAATATTGACAGATGAGAAATATCCTCAGTACATAACCATCCAATTTACACAGGATAAAACGGAACTAGTAAGCCAAGAGGATAGAGGCGAACAAGTTGAGATAAGTATTAATTTACGTGGCCGTGAATGGAAATCACCAACGGGCGAAATAAAGTATTTTAACACTATAGAAGGATGGCAAGTTAACACAACAGCAAGAGCAAATGAAATGGCATCTGAAAGATTAGCTGATTTACCACAAGCGCCATTTAGATTAGATGACGAAGACTTACCATTTTAATAAAGTATAAGTGGTAAAAGTTGCCACATTACTTAAATAGAAATGATATGAAAGCAACTATAGAATATAATTTACCTGAGGACCAATTTGAGTTTGATTGTGCAAGCAAATCTTTAAAAATGTATTTTGCATTAAGTGAAATCAAGGAAGAGCTTCGAGCAATTTGGAAATACGAAGAACTAAAAGAAAATCAATTCGAAATGGTTGAAAGAATAAGAGAAAAGTTTTTTAAAATCTTACAAGAAAATGAAATAAATCTTGACCTATGTTAATAGATGACCATAGCCTTAGAAATCATCTAAGAGACGCGTTAAAAACACGAACAAGAAATCAAATAGTAAAAGAGATACAATCAAGAGGCGAGAAGTTTCACCAATACAATATTGATAGGTTCCTGCAAGGTAAAGATGTAAGCTTGGAAACAGCAAAGAAGCTAGATAAATACATTTACAGAATTAATTTACATGATTGTAATTTATTTTAGTATATTTACTGCATGAATTTACTAGCATTAATTCCGTTGGCATGGTGGTTCGTTAATTTCGAGCCACTTCAAGCCATGTTTGATCAATTATTTAGGTACAAACCTAATAGTACATTGGCTATTCATATCCATTCTGCTTTAGGTTGTATCAAATGCGTTGCTTTTTGGTTAACATTACTTTGTACCTTTGACTTTATCCTAGCTTGTCAGGCTGCATTACTTTCATTTATACTAGACGAATGTTTGAACAGGCTGAAATAGATTTAATAGCACAAATAGAACTTTTACCTGAGAACATCAGGTACTCTAAGCACTCATGTGTTAGCTTATTAAAGATAAGAATGAAGTATGATGGTATACAACCAAGAGAATGCTTCTGTGCGTCAGTACGTAGACGAATTTGGTATAAGGATTTTATGATTTGGTATGAAAAAGCTCTTAGACAACTACATTAGTAAGGCTTACCCTGAGGTAAGAGCTTATACCGCTTACTTCCTATCTAAGATGGGGTTATTTATCGACGCCGATACCGTGATCAATAATAGTTATCTACATGTTCTAACGATAAATGATAATACAACCGACGAAGACAAGATAAAAAGCTATCTGCTGAACACAATTAAGTACCAAATCCTATGGTCAACATCTAAAAGCCACAAAGACGACAGGGTAACAGCCGTAGTAAATAACCTATTTGATAAATTAGATGATGATGATCTAATTATGAAGATAAAAGAGGACAAAAAATACGCTTTTCAAAAAGGAATCATTGAAATTTACAGATCAGAGATAAAAGACCAGGTACAACGAATAGTATTTGAGGCTTATATCGACAAGGGATACATAACATCAAGAGCATTGGCCACATATTTTGGTATCACTCATACTTCTGCTTATTATCTAATCAAAGAATTGAAACAAAACCTGAACAAATTACAATATAGATATGAGACCGAGTCAATTTATTAGCATGTTATCTTTACTTATTGCTTTAAGCTGTGGCTTAGCGCTATTTATGCTAGATTATATATGGGCTTCTAGAGCAGCTGGTTTATGGATTGCATTTTATTATACATTTTTAATTTTAAATCAATATGAAGACAAAGACGGAACACCTAGGTAAGTATATTACTATGTATAATGGTAATTTTGAGACCAGCTTTACAGTAACAGAAGAGACTGCTAAGGATCACAAGTATTACACCTCTAAAGGATTAGGCTATCTATTTGAAGAGAGTACTCCTAAGGTAAAGTATAAAGGGGTAGATAACGAAGACAAAAAAGAGAAAGATGCCGAAGCCTAAACTTATAGAATCTCCTGAGAAGCTAATGGAGATCTTCGAAGAATACAAAGCCTATACATTAGCCAATCCTAGAACTAAATGGGTATTATCACAGAAGACAGCTGAGATGGTGCCAGAGCCTCTAAGAATACCATTTACCAATGAAGGCTTTGAGATATTCTGCTTTAAGAATTATAGCGATGTACATAATTATTTTGACAACCATGATAATCGATACGCTGCATATAAGACAGTCTGCTCGCACATTAAGAAAGAGATCCGAAACGATCAAATAACCGGTGGAATGGTAGGTCAGTATAACGCATCGATTACTCAGAGATTAAATGCATTGAAAGAGCATACCGATGTGACAAGCGACAACGAGAAGGTTAATGCCATCACCGTGACAATCGTCAAGTCGGCAGAGTAAATGGAGATAAAAAGCACCGTGATCTTTGAGAAGAACTATGAGGCTATCTTAGGTGACCGACGCTTTATCATTAACGAAGGTGGTTCTAGATCATCTAAGACCTATTCACTTTGTCAGCTCATGATCATCTATTGCTTACAGAATAAGAATAAAATAGTATCTGTAATACGCAAGACCTTCCCTGCCCTACGTGCTACAGTGCTCAGGGACTTCATAGAGATACTCAAAGAGATTGGTTTGTACAATCAAGAGAGCCACAATAAGTCTGAGCACATATATACATTCAGCAATGGTTCGATGGTTGAGTTCTTCTCAGTAGATGATGAGCAGAAGATAAGGGGTAGGAAGAGAGACATAGCCTGGTGTAATGAGGCCAATGAGCTGTACTTCGATGACTTCACTCAGCTTAACATGCGTACCGAGCATAAGCTTATATTCGACTACAATCCATCTGATTCGGTATCGTGGCTGTATGAACTACCAAAAGACGAAAGCACATTGATCAAATCCACATATAAGGATAATCCATTCTTGCCTGATAGCATTAAAGCTCAGATCGAAGATCTTAAACGTACTGATGAGGCATTGTACCAAATATACGCTCTAGGCGAGAAGGCTACTAGCAAGAGCAACATCTACTCTAACTGGTCATTCGTGGCACATAGGCCATCTAGATTCGTTAAGTATGTATATGGATTAGATTTTGGTTACAATCACCCTACTGCATTGATGAGAGTCTACTATTGCGACAATGATATCTACATCGAGCCAGTAATATATGAGAGCTATCTGACAACCACGATGCTCATAGAGAAGCTAAGCACATTGAACATAGAACAGACTGTTACGATCCTAGCAGATTACTCTAGGCCTGAAATAATTAAGGAGATGAACATAGCTGGCTACGACGTACAGAATGCCAATAAGGTGGTGAAGAAAGGAATAGATAACCTCAAGACATTTGG